CAGGAAACTGTAGAGGATGGCGGCATATCACCGTCCTTGTCCCTTAGTTATGGAAAGGCGAACCTTCTACCAACAAGCTAATTTATTAGCTTCCTATCACTAAGGAGGCGGGGCCAGGAAACAAGTAAAATCCGATAACACTTTCTTAATATGGTGCCACCCCAAAGGGTCGAACCTAAGTTAAGTCGTGCGGATTGTCCTTGAGAATGGCTGAGCCTTCTTATGAATTGAACAACTATGAAACAAAAGAGATTTAATAAAAAAGATCTCTCAGTTCAGCAGAAGATTTCCAAGTGGATTGATGGTGCGATCAGTGTAAAAGCTGGTCGGGGACTTGTAGACCTGTTTCTAAAACAGGTTATTACAATTTCTCGTCTGTCAAGTGCCAGAGTAAGATCCCTTGTTTGCTTTTCTCGTTTCTGCCATCAATTGTATCGGAATCAGGGATTCCGAGGGTTAATTATGACCCTTAAGGCTATGCAGATAGCCTTGATGCAGTCGATTGCTAGAAACCCCCTTAGGGATTTGGGCCTCGTTGGGCCCCGATTCTCTAGAACCAATGCGGGTCTGCCTCGGATCATTCCGAAGTTAGACAGGGAACGAATACGGTTAGGGGATAAGACCGTTATTCGGATCTGGATGTCTTTATTTAGTATATACCGGGTCATTGACCTTTTAGGTAAACCTAAATTTAAGACTATTACAGATCCCCCTAAAGTGTTCGATTTGTCTAAGTTTAAAGATAAGTCGAGTGCTTTCTTCAGAGGTTTTGGACTTGGCTCTTGTCTAGATTTAGACACTCCAAGCTTATTTCCAATTTATTCTTCAGGAGCAACTCAGTTCTTTGAGAAGGTTAAACAATCAACTTCTTTCAGAGGTATTGTTTCGGGTGCACTGGGTGTGCGCCACGATCCAATCCTTTGGAAGGCCTTCCGGGCGGTTGTGGGAAGTGCATGAATCCGAACATGCTTGAATGAGCTTTCTATGGCTTATTTCAAGGATGAACGTTTTACTACCAAGGGTAATTCCTTAGGTAGACTCATTGCACTGAACGAACCAGCCGGGAAGGTAAGGGTAATAGCAATGGTTGAGTGTTGGACTCAATTTGCGCTAAAACCTTTACATGATGCCATCTTTAAAGTGTTGAGAACCTTGCCTACCGATGGGACGTATGATCAATTAAAACCGATCAGACGCCTATTGGAATTGGGTCATAAGCGTTTTTGATGCTATGACCTTTCTGCTGCAACGGACCGGCTACCGATTAGTCTTCAGGTTGAGATACTTAAACCCCTTGTGGGTGAAGAGTACGCTCTAGCTTGAAAGACTTTATTGGTAGACCGGGTGTACTCCTTTTCTAAGGAGGACAGGGACCCTATGGGACGTAGTTTTGTCTACTACCGTAAGGACTTCCGTTATGCAACAGGGCAACCTATGGGAGCTCTCTCATCTTTTGCGATGCTTGCCTTGACCCATCATATTTTGGTGGCAGAGGCAGCGCTTAGAGTGGGAATCCCATATGGTTTATTCAAGGATTATGCTGTACTCGGGGACGACATCGTCATCGCAAATGGTAGGGTCGCAAGATCCTACCTTTCGGTGATGGAGGAGATTGGAGTAGAGATCGGTATGGCTAAGTCTTTAGTTTCCAGAAATGGAACTTTGGAGTTTGCCAAACGTTTCTTTGTAGATGGTGTAGATTGTAGTCCAGTTTCTCTTCGAGAACTGTTAACTTCGTCTTACTCACTACTTGGGAAGGTTGATTTTGCCATTAAATATGGTTTAAGTCTACCTCGTCTACTTTCGCTTCAAAAAGCGGGCTACGAACCAAAGGGTGGTTAACCCGTAGTCTCGATAGACAATCTCGTCGGATACGTACCCTTGGTTTACTCTACTACTCTCCTTGGGGGGTAGTTAAGCTTGACGAGTTAACCTGATTCGGATTAAACTCTTTAGTTTTTTCTGTTGAAAGATTATTCGTCGATCACCTCACAATTACTTCGTGTGAGTTGGTCATCCAACGTTGACGTAAGTCAATAATGGAGAAGTTATCCAAACATTGGGCCATTGGCTCGATGTTGGGTGGAATGAATCAAAAGGTCCGTTTGTATGATGTTCTCTACCGATATTTATTCGGAGATGCTCCTGTCAGTTGACAGGCAGAATCTGTGATACATCCTATTCCCGATAATAATCTCCTTACTCCTCGGCCTACCTACAG